GTAACATTAGGAGGATATATAGATGGATGGAATACTTATAATTATTTTATTGTTTATTTTGTTACTTATTTGTGCATATCTATATGATGTTAAATGTCCATACTGCAAGACAAAAAATATTGATGTTGTGAGACATGATTTTTTTAAGAGTACATATTGGTGTCAAAAATGTAAAAAAGTATTTGAGAAATAAGAACAAATAATAAATTATAGTAATATATTTTTAACTGGAGGATTATTTATGGTAGACAAGAAGAAAGTAATAGAAAGAATGTGGACAACATTTGATAGAATCTTTTTTGGTCAAACATCACCAAAAAATTTTTTTGAGATGGAAGATTATCATGATTATTGTACATTGAAAACTTCTTTATTAACAGAAGTGATGGAATTATATAAACATCTTAACTTTGATCCTAAATGGTTATTCTCAGAAAACTATAATCCGGATAAACTTATAAATAAATCTAAAATTATTACTGAAAAATTATTGACTGCCCCCAAATTTAAGAAAAATTTAAAAGAAACAATAGTAGAATCATATAAGCATAATTCCCAAGAAGACTTGAATAATATAATAGCTGAAAAGGTTAAGGTATTATCTATGTCTTTGTTAGTAGATAATACATTCCTATATGAGCCAACAAAAGTTTTACAAGAGTCAACAACTAACAAAAGTTTTGATGAAGTATCATTTACGATTACACAATCAACATATAATCTTTTTAAGAATGAATTAGTAGAAATGATTAATGAAGCCGTGAAGAAAAAAGCTGGAGAAAAGAAATCTACCAAGAGTAAAAATACAGACAAAAATAAAAATGCTAAAAAGGATGTAAAAAAAGATAAAACGACTAAGGATAATGATAAGAGCAAAGAAAAACAAAAGTCCAAACCTACAAGAAATAATTCACAATCAGCTAGTACAAAAAAGAAATCTGTAAATAAAGGGTCTAAATCTAAGAAATAGTGGAACATGTTCTTCATACCACCTCCATTAATGATAGATTGTGGGTTCCATGTGAACCCACTTTTTTAATAAACATTTTAAAAGGAGTTTAAACTATGAACCAATATAATTACATGGAGAAATACCTAAAAGAACTTAATTTAACGGATACAACACAAAATAATAATCAGACTGATCAAATGAAACCCTTCACTCAACAAAAAGAAGATAATTATAATATGATACTATGCCCATATAGAAATATGGATATTATACCTAAAATTTTAAAAGAGTTAGAAAAAATTAAAGTTCAAATGGATAAACCAGTTGGTAGATATGATAGATTTTTAGCATTGACTAATGTATACAGTTGTCCTAGATTAGTTTGGTTTGATAGAATGAAATATCAACCAGATGAGAATAAATCTAAACAATATCCATATACAGTTTTAATGAATGAAATAGGTAGCTTTATCCATGATTATATAGCAAAATTACTAGGAATTCATGATACAACGTCTATTTATTTACAATCGGATAAATATAAGGTAAGAGGAAAATGTGACGGTATAATAGATAATAGAATATTAATAGAAATAAAAACAATGGACCAACTACCTAAAACTTTTGACAAAGCTCATTTTATTCAATTGATGTTACTAATATATTTATCAATCAAACAAAATTATCCAATAACTGAAGGTCATTTAATATATATTGAAAGAAATCTAAAAAATTATGATGAATATATTTTTCCTATAAATAATATTTCAGAATTAGAAAATTTTGTATTACCATATCTTGAAAGAGCATATCAAACTTATGAATTTATAAAAAATAAGCAAATGCCTAATATAGTTAATAAAGGTGATTGTTTCTTTTGTAAATATCATTTACACTGTGATAAAGAAGGTGAAATGTATGTTCCGGGAAATTTTGATGAGTTTGAAGTGGCTGAGAAAATATGTGGGAATAATGTTAACTTATTAGAATTAAGTAATAAGCAAGAAAATGTTAAAAAAGAACATGATCAACAAATAGATGAGGAAGATGAGTTAGTAGGAATATTATTTGATAATGATAATCCACCAGTAGAACCTTTAAAAGAACAAACTAATATAGAGGGCAATAAAAAAATAGATGTTCATAAAATTAATGATATTGAATGGTTATAGGGAATTTTCAAGGCAACTTAAAAAAGAAACTGGATTGAAGAATATCGTTTTAGATTTTCCCACACAGATAGAAAGGGAAGCAGTCCAAGAAATAAGAATAATTCCACAACAGAAAGCAACATTTTTTAAAATGGAGGTAGTATATGAAGTAGAAGAACAAAATTTAAATCTTAATCAGGATAATGTTTTAAGTATTGATATTGGTTTGTCAAATCTTGCTACTTGCTACGATGTTTCAAGTAATAGGGCGTTTATAATGGACGGGAGAAAGCTCAAATCAATTAACTATTACTGGAACAAAAAGAACGCAAAGTTGCAAAGTATTAAGGACAAACAAAATATCAAGGGTTACACAAGACAGCAATTCCTGTTGAAGAGAAAAAGAGAGAATCGTATTAAAGATGTAATGAGAAAAACAGCTAAATATATTCTTGACTATTGCATTGATAATGATATTGGAACAATCGTAGTAGGACACAACAAAGGATGGAAGCAGGAAATTAATATAGGTAAAAAGAACAATCAGAATTTTGTACAAGTTCCTTTTGGATATTTGATGTCAATGTTGGAATCCAAGTGTCAAGAATATGGATTAAGATATCTTGAGATACAAGAATCTCATACTTCTAAATGTTCAGCAATTGATAATGAAGAAATTAAACATCATGATGAGTATGTAGGGAAAAGAGTAAAAAGAGGTTTGTTTAAATCCAAAGACGGAATATTGATTAATTCTGATGTAAATGGTGCTATCAATATAGCCCGTAAATCAAAAGTAACATCAATGGAGTTTACTCCTGAGATGATAAAGGGCATTGTGGCGTTCCCTAAACGAATAAGGATTGCAAATGAGTAATCAACCTTCGTTTGAATCCACAGGGCTTGCCCTGTGTGAGCGTCATAGGGAATTAGAACAATTAGAGAGAGGATAGTGTATGGCAAATGATATTAAGATTCCTATAAATAAAGAATTTCCATTTTCAATAGGTAATACTAATTTAATTCCATTGTATATAGGATCTAAAACAATTCCTTTTGATGTGTATGATGCATTAAGCTATATTTATGAAACATGGTATTTTGATAACAAATATAATGAATATAAGGTCAATCTTGTAAGAAATAGAATAAATTATTTAAATGAGTCTGCTAATTCAACTTCAATATCGAAGCCATTAAATGAAAAGATATATACTCCATTTTTTGTAGAAATAAGGGATGTTGAAATATATGATCCACAATTTGACAACCCTATTGCATATTTACAAAATAGTGTAAATAGTAATCCAATTTATAAAATACCACAACTTTATATTCCTATATTTATATTTAACAATATAGAAGTTACCGTAACTTATCCGGAATATTTTAATCCTGGTCAAAGAACCCAATTAGATCAAATTATAGATAAATCATTTAATACCACTTATGAAAAATTGTATATAAAAGGAAATAATAAGATTAGTCCAATTGTTAAACTCAGTTGGGATGATATTCAGAAAACAATTTATCGTGTGCCACACATTAATAAAATATTGAGATCTACTAAACGTGGTATGTATACAGTAGCTGGTAAATTGGTGGGACCAGCATTATTACACAAGCTGGTAGTACCAGCAAAGAAAAGTATTAAATATGAACTTGAAAGATTTTTAGATGAATTGAGTAATACACTTCTATCATATTCCAAGGCATTTGGGAGTTTCCCATTTACATTTACTTTGCAAACAATAGGGGAGATGGATATTACGAATGTTTTTAAAATGGACTTTTTAAGTACCACCAGAACTATTAAAAATTTTGTGGATTATTTATATATTGGTAAAAATTTAAAAAATCTGGATAAACTTGATAATTATACATATTATCCATATACTCAAGCTGAAGTACCAAATTTACAACTTATTGGTGCAAGAATATCATCTTCTGTTAAGAATCTTCCTGCTCCAGTTGAATCACCACAGTCAAAAGATAGTAATAAAAATACTGCTAATACTAATAATAATACTAATAATAATACTAATAATAATACTAATAATAATACTAATACTAATACTAGTTTGGGTAGTTTAAATTTTAAAATTGAATCTAATGTAGATACAGCTTCATTTTTAGATAGCAAAAATAATTATCAAACAATTGTTCCTAAACTTTACAATATGTTTATAGATAGACAAGAGGATATTATTACACAATTATTAGACAAAGTATTTTTACTATTTGTTAGACAAAATTATCCTAAACTATATAAGATACTTATAAACAAAACACCAACACCAATTGACGATTATAGACAATATATTTCGGAATATAGATTATCAGATAGAGGAAATATTGATAAAAATAAAATTAGAAAAGAATTTAATAAATGGTTATCCAATAAAGATAATAACAGAACAATTAATGATTTATATAAAAACTTGTGCGAGAATAATCCAAGAATTATTTTTATCAGAAAAGAATTAGATAAATCCAATTTAATAGAAAGCAATTTAGTTAGTGCGACAGATACTGAAAAGTTAAGAAAGTTAGAACCATCTTTGTTTAAAGTCACGAATACAAATAACTATGTAGTTGGTTTTGATTCTATAAATAATTTAGAATGTGTTGATGTTGATTATGTTGAAGTTGGTGATAGTAATAAATTTGTTTTCGCAGAGCTAGACTTAGCATATGATATATATGTAGATTTTGGTATAGATTTGAATGTAGTTTTACAAATTAAAAACATATTACAACAACAAGAAGAATATGATAAAGGTAAAAAAGATATAGATACAATGGCCAAAGATGCAACAAAAGGTTTAAATTCAATTGCTTCTGGGACAGGGGCAATAGTTGGTGGGGATTGGAAAAAGCTGCAACCTCTTATAAGATTAGTTAACCCACATGAAGTAATAGATTATGTTCAATTAAATAAAATATATGCTAGAGCAGATTATAATGAAGCTATAAAAGTAAGGACATCTTTGCAAAGTTTTATTACAAATTTTGGAGAGGGGTTACCTATTGTTGTCAAAACTATACCAATAAGAGCAAAAGAAAGTGATGAAGAAATTGCTAAAATGATAATATCCGCATTAGATAAAAATGAACACAGCCCACTTTTAGTATCCTTTGCGAAAGAATTTGGTAAAAAAGTTAAAAGAACATTTATGAAATTTGGTAAAGCATTACTTAAATTTGCATTAACGGTTCTGACATTATCATTATATAAATTATACTTAAAAAAATATTCATCTAAGGTTTGGAACTCATCAATTAAGGAAGCTATATTAGAAAATGATAGTGAACATAAACCTGCTATTGTATTATCAATAGATCAATTTGATAATCCAGATTGGGAACTTGATGTTAATAGATTAAATCTTTTCTTTAGATATGGTTGGGGTAATGTATTTATTATTGATGATTATAATGAAAGATTAATATGTATTATGAGGGTTGGTTTTGGTACGGGTAAAACTGATGGTTATATTACAGTTATACCTTATCAAAGTTTACCAAGAGTATCAAAATCAAGATATGATAAAGATATGTTTAAATTAATGAAAGATAATTTTGATAATATTACAAATATTGGAAAAACATATAGTTTAAAAGATGTTACTAAATTAGTTCAAGATTCATTAAATAAGAGGGGTTAGAAATATGGATGAAAAATTTGTTAATCTTAATGATATTAATTTTAATAATTTAAATATTATTGATAATAATGAATCAAAATACTTAGAGGATATTACAAAAACAGATATAAAAATAAAAAGTAATGATGATGAAAATAATCCTACATTAGAATCAGAAAATTTTCCATATAGTTTATCATTAAAAATAATTGATTTTGCAGATGAAAAAGATAAAAAGAAATTTATCAACACTGTTAAAAGATTGGTAAGAGGATCATATGAATATAGTGTGTGGACAAAATACTTGAGAGAAATATTACAATATAATAATTGTGCACTAACTAATGAATCTGGGCATGAATTAACAGTAGAAATCCATCATCATCCAATTTCATTAGAAAATATAATAACAGCTGTTTTAAATAAACATATATTAGATGGTATTTCATTTTGTTCTTTCGATATAGCTGGGGAAGTAATTGATTTACATTATAAAATGAAAATTGGTGTTATTCCATTAATAACTTCATTACACGAAAAATTTCATAATGGTTTTTTAAATATTCCTATAGAATTAATTAAAGGTGATTATAAATATATCATAGATAATTATCCTTTGGATGAAGAAGTATTAGAATTGATAGAGTTGTATGAGTCTATTCATCTAAAGGATTGTCAATTAGTTTGGTCTGCAACAAATACCTCAGAATAATTTCTCGTATCCATTTAACAAAAATAAAAGTATGTATGCACCTGGAATACTAATTAAGGGGGCTAATTTGGATAATCTAAAAATTGTGTCATATTTCTTATTTTCCTTTGTAGTAATATATTCAATATGTATATCAATGTATATTTTTACAAAATAATGAAACAATAAAAAATTGGAGGTATAACCAATGAGCACCACTAATGATAACTTTGTATTTGATATTTCAAGGGAGCAGTGGAAGTTAAAATATGCTCAACCAAATGAGTCGTATGAGGAATTTTGTAGAAGAGTTGTTGATTCTACAATTGATAATCATTATAGAGAAGATTTTTATAATCTATTTTATAATCGTAAGTGTTTTTATGCTGGAAGAATTTTATATGGTGTTGGATCAACTAGAAAGAATGTAACATTTTCAAATTGTTATGTTATTCCTGTACTCCATGATTCTATGGTTGATATAATGGATACTGCCAAGAATGCTGCATTAGTTATGAAATCCGGAGGAGGATTGGGCTATGCATCATTTTCAGTATTGAGACCATCTGGTGCTAAAATATATTCATCTGGAGAAGAATCTACTGGTACTGTATCATTTATGGGTATATTTGATGCATTAACTAAAACAATAAAAGCAGGTGGAAATAGACGTGGTGCTAACATGGGACCATTAGATGTTTGGCATCCAGATATTATAAATTTTATTAAAGCAAAAAGAGATGGTCAAACACTTACTCAATTTAATATATCTGTTGCTATAAATGATAAATTTATGAAAGCTGTTAAAGATGATGAAGATTGGGATTTAATATTTCCAGATACATCCCATCCTAAATATAATGATATATGGGGAGCTAAACAATTAGAAGAATTTTATAAATGGTATATAGAATATCCATATATAAGTAAAGATGAAGTTATCGAAAAATATAAAAAAGCTTGTAAAAATAGTTTACAAGGTAATATATATAAATGGATGGAATTGGGATATCCTGTAAAAGTATATCAAACTATTAAAGCAAGACAACTATATGATATGATAATGGAAAGTAATTATCATTATGCTGAACCAGGTGTGTTATTTGTTGATACTATTAATACTGAAAATAATTTATATTATTTAGAAGATATAAGATCAACTAATCCCTGTGGTGAACAACCATTGTTTGCATATGGTAGTTGTAATTTGGGGTCTATTAATTTATCAACATTTGTAAAAAATCCATTTGAGGAAAATGCTGAATTTAACTGGGATGAATTTGATAAAGCAACCAGATTAATGGTTAGAGGATTAGACAGGGTGTTGGATATTAATTATTATCCACTGGACGCTCAAAAAATAGAAGTTGAACTAAAAAGACCAATAGGTTTAGGTTTTACAGGATTGGCTGATTGTTTGGCAATGATGAGATTAAGATATTCAAGTGAAGAGGGTAGATTATTTTCTGAAAATATATTTAGAGAATTGAGAAATATTGCATATGATGAATCAATAAATTTGGCTAAAGAAAAAGGATCTTTCCCACTATTCAATTATGAAAAGTTTATTAATAGTCCATTTATACAAAGATTACCATTAGAATTAAAAGAGAAAATTGAGAAATATGGAATACGAAATTGTAGGGTATTATCAATTGCACCAACTGGAACAATATCTTTGTCTATGGGTAATAATTGTTCAGGTGGTATTGAACCTATATTTAATTTAAAATATGTAAGAAGAATTACACAACCTGATGGTAGTAAAAAGGAAGAAATTGTCAGAGATTATGCTTATGAAATATTTACACAAAAATATGGGGAAGATGCACCAGTTCCAAGATATTTTGAAACAGCATATACATTGAAGGTAGAAGATCATATTAAGATGCAAGCCATTTGTCAGAAGTATATAGATACATCAATTTCTAAAACTATAAATATACCTAAGGATTATGATTTTGAAGACTTTAAAAAGGTTTATGAGATAGCATATGATTTAGGGTTAAAAGGTTGCACAACATATAGACCAAATGATGTTACTGGTAGTGTATTTGTTATTAGTGAGGAGAAAATAAAAGATTATTTCTTTGTTTATGAAGATGAAACACATCAAGAAGCTTATACTAGATTTAGAAAATGGTTTGGGCTTGAAAATATTAGCACAACTCAACCTGAAAATACAAAACCAGTAAACAATGTAGCTAATAAATCCATTGATAATAGTAACAATATAGAAACTACAATTAAACAAATAGAGAATGGTGTTTCTAATGTTATAGATATGATAAAAGAATTAGATCATATTGAATTAGCATTACTACCAACTAATATAAGACAAAAAGTAATAGATCTTGCAACATCTTTAGGAATTAATATACTTTATGAAAAAGATTTATTAGAAGAAGAAGATGCTAGAAGATATAGAATTAGATGGAAAGGTATTAAAATATATGTTAATGTTGTCCATGATGAAAATGGTAACCCATTAGAATTATTTGCACAGCTACCACAAGAGGCAGGAATTAATGGTGATGATGTTTTTAAACAAGAGTTATTTTTGGAAAGATTATCCTATTGGCATAGTATATGTAGACTGACAAGTTTGGCATTGAGATATGGATTACCATTGGAAGAAATAATTAAACAGTTGAAAAAATCATCATATAATATTACACATCTGTCTGGTATATTGAGTAGATTATTAAGTAAATATCCATTAAAAGAATTTATCGATGATGAATCAGATATCCAAATTGATGAACCTTATTCTGATGTTCAATATGGGGATTCGTCTAATGGGAGTGATGATGTTGATGAATTAAGTAGTGTTAAAAAATGTCCAGTATGTAAAAGTGTAAATTTAATATATGAATCTGGTTGTGATAAGTGTTTAGATTGTGGGTATAGTAAATGTGGATAGGTTAATATATAATTAATTTCTATCTAGAAATGTTTCTAAAATAGTTAATTTGAGTTTAAACCAATTTTAAGAACAATTAAAAAATATTTATTTATATAAACTCTAATGTTTAAATAGGAAGGGTTGAAGTTATTATGCATATTATTGAATTAACAGAGACACAGTACAAAATCTACAAATTAAAGGAAGAAGGATTAACACCAGATCAGATATCAAATCAATTAGGGGTTACAAAGAGAACAGTTTATAACAGATTAGCACAAATTAATTCAATGTTTAAAGGTGTACCTGAAGACCAAAGAAAAAAAGTAATAGTTAAACAAAAGGACAAAAGTGTTAAAATAACAGAAGAAGAAGCAAAAATTAAATTTTATGAGAATCAATTAGATTATTGGAGAAACAAATATAATGAATTGAGGAAAGTGGGAACATTTGAAGAAAGGATTATAAGTTTATTTAAAAGTTCTCTTAATAGGTATGATAATAAAGTACCAGAAAATATAAACTATGATAGTAAAACGAAACAAACAAATATTCAGAAAGAATTGGTATTATTATTATCAGACATACATGCTGGTGAGGAGATATCATTAGAAGAAACATTAGGTATTAATCAGTATAATGTAGATATCATGTTAAAAAGATTGGATAATCTATTTTATCATATTGTAGACATTTTAAGTAAAGTCAATATTGAAAAGTATTATAAGCTAAATATTTGGATGTTAGGAGATATGGTTTCTGGAATAATCCATGAAGAATTATTACAAGGTACTTCAATAGTTGATGAGGTTGTTATATTGGCAAATAAACTTGCTGAAATAATTTATAATCTATTGGATTATTTTGATGAAATTGAAGTTGCTGGTGTAGTTGGAAACCATGGTAGAATGAAAAAGAAACCATATTATAAACAAAAGTATAATAACTTTGATTATTTAGTATATAAATTTATAGAAACTAAATTTGAGAATAATAATAGAGTTAAATTTATTATCCCAAAATCATCAATGTTAATAGTACAGAAATTTGGACATAATTTCTTATTATTACATGGTGATTCCAAAGTAAGATCTTATGCTGGGATACCATTTTATGGTATAAGAAGAGCAGATTCTCAAATTACACAATTATTAACAGCTACGAAAGATATATATCCACATTATTTAGTAATGGGTCATTTTCATACGGCTAACTCATTGGAAAAAGTTGGCGGTAAAATAATTATGAATGGATGTTTAAGTGGTACTAATGAACACTCAATGGGTTCAATATTTACAGGAACAGAACCAAAACAAACAATGTTTTCTATTCATGAAGAATATGGTGTAAATTGGATGTTGGATATTTTTGTAGATATGAACTAAAGGAGATGGTGTGGAAGTGTGGATAGATATATAATTTACAGTTTGTTAATAATTAAACTCTAATAATTTTACTGAGTTTTAGAAGGAGTGAATATATATGCGAAAGGCGTATGTTCTGGATACTAATGTTTTATTATATGACCCATTTGCATTTGAAAAATTTGAAGATAATATTGTAATTATTCCATCTGTAGTATTAGAAGAATTAGATAATTTTAAAAAATATTTCGATTTAAGAGGATTTAATGCAAGACAAGTTTCTAGAAAATTAGATAACTATATTCAAACGACAGACACAACCATAGATGATGGGATATTATTAAAAAATGGTGGAATATTAAAAATACAATTTTATGATCCTAGTATTAATTTACCAAAAGAATTTCAATTAGGTTCAAGTAATGAATCACGAGTCAATGATAATATTATTTTAAATACATGCTTAACAGTTAAAAACTCCAAAATACAAGGGGTAGAATATCATGATACTATATTAATATCCAAAGATATTAATATGAGAATAAAGGCTAATTACCTAGGAATACAAGCGGAAGATTATAGGAATACTAAAATAGAAAATTCTATACAAATAAATGGTAGTTATTTAGTAGCAAGCGAACAAACACTAGATCAATTATATAAAGATAAGTATATATATTTTGATAAACAATTGTTTATAAGATCAGATGATCAACCATTAGAACCTTTTAATAATGAGTATTTTTTGATTAAATGTGAAACAAATGATAAAAAATCTGCATTAGTTATTTATAAACAAGTTGGTAATGTAAAAACATTTGAATTATTAAATGATATTAAATCTGTTTTTGGTATACATCCTAAGAATTATAAACAACATTTTGTTACACATTCCGTTTTAGATCCAGATATTGATATTTGTTTTATAATGGGTATTGCTGGGTCTGGTAAAACATTGATTACATTAGCTGCATCATTAGAACTAGTTCTAAATGGTATATATGAAAAATTAATAATTGGTAGACCAATAATTCCTTTAGGAAAAGATCCTGGTGCATTACCTGGTGATGCATTAGAAAAGACAAGACCGTGGTTACAACCAATATATGACAACTTAGATTTTATATTAAGAAGTATCAAATCTGGTAAATATGATGGAGATATTGATACAAAACAATTGACTATAGAATATCTAGAAAAGTCTGGAATGATAGAAATTCAACCATTAGCATATATGAGAGGTAGATCATTAACTAATTGTATATTTATAGTTGATGAAGCTCAAAACTTGAGTCCACATGAAGTTAAAACATTAATAAGTAGAATTGGTTTTAATTCAAAAATTATATTAACAGGTGATATTTATCAAATTGATAATCCATATTTGACACCACAAGATAATGGATTAACTTATATGTCAGAAAAGTTTAGGATAGGTGGTTATAAAAAATATAGTACAATATATCTAGATAAAGGTGAAAGATCTGAGTTAGCAACATTTGTTGCGAATATACTATAAGAACTAGATCATATAATGTAGTAACAAAATAAAAATAATAAAATATGATGGCAAAGATGGTTCCTTATAAACATAATAATGGGTGAATATTGTTTACTGTCCGCTATCTATTATGAGTGAGGCTAATGGAGTTCCTTATTATTATATTTTGGGATATAGGTTACTCCTGGCCTCTTTTTTTTACTAAAATAATGATATGAAGGAGTGTTAAAATATGTTAGTAAAAGGATTATCATCATTTTATCAATTATTTAATCTCATACCAATCTTAGAAGACAAAGTTTATGAAAATAATATTAATATGATAAATTCTGTTAAAACAAATTTACTGGAGCATGGGATTGTTTTAAATGATATACTATATAATTCTTATCATATTGATACTATTAAAGAATTACATAAACACATCACATTTCATAATTTAAATAAATATCAGTTAAATTCAACATTTCATAAATCATGGAAAAAAATTCAAAGTGCTCCATATTTTCAATTAGTAGTTGAACAACTATTACATTATTTTTCTACTTATGGTTTAGAATCATTAGGCTATAAATATGATGAATCATTGGTTTATATCCCAACAGAAAAATTAGAATTAAAAGATACTGATATTAATGAGATAATAGTTAAACATATTGATATTGTTGATAAAGAAAAAGCAGTTAACATATTTAATGATTATGTTAATAAAGGAATAGGTTTAGATGCATATACATTAAATCATTTAAAAAATATATTTGATTTATTTTATGAATATAATTTAATATCACAAGACTATATGACTAATAATAGACAATTAAATACATATATAGATAAAAAGTTAAATAGATTACCAAATGAACCAGAAGATATGTTAAGATATATTGTATATGGTTTAACAAAAGAAAGTCAAATTGTTAAGAGCAAAAGGTTTTTACGCAGAATTATTAATGTATTATCTACTCGTGTTGATATGACAAATGATGTAATTAAATGGATTAGACATATACCAGAAAGAAGATGGGCTGAAATCTTTTATAGATATAAAACTATATTCTTAACAATTAAACAACATGTCCCTCAATTGAAAAGTGATATAAATAAAATAAGAAAGTTGGCATATAAATATCATAAACCTATTAAACCTAGAATAGTGGATGATTTATTTACATTTGTTAGAAATACTACAGTTACATTTGATGTTATTGATAAAGAAGTTAGGGACACATCTATATTTAAACTTATTAAAATTCATAATGCTGCCAGAATTAGATATCATATACTTAAAAATAATTTAAAAGATTTTCCTGGTTTGTATTTTATTAGAAATGGTTTATTGTATATGGATACCAATGGATATAATTTGGGAGGATTAGATTTACAGGGAATTGAGGATATTTTAAAATTTACCTCTTCTGTTATTGTTGATAGATTACGACCAAAAATAAAAGGTAAAAATATTTTAATGACTAAAGGATTTGAATATGCTGTACCTATATCTGATAAACAATTTATAGGCAATATCCCTTATGGTTCTAAGTTTAGATATCAGGTAGATTATAATCCTATTGTTGGGATACATTGGATGGATCAATATGATAACGATAATGATTATAGAATAGATCTTGATCTTTCGTATATTGATTTACAAGGTACAAAATTAGGATGGGATAATTACTATAGAAAAAGTGATGATGATGGCAAATATAACTTATTCTCTGGTGATATGACTTGTGCCCCAAAACCTTTTGGAGCAACAGAATATATTTACATTCAATCTAAAAAACAAAATAGATATTCTATTAATGTTAACTTTTTTAATGATAGTATTAGATATGATATGTTAAAAGATGATGAACTGTATAAATTTTCATTTATACTAGGACAAAAACAGGAATTTGAAAAAAGTAGTAGTTTTAATATCAATAATTCACAATTAATAAATAAAGAAGAGGTAATGATAGAAATACCATTATATTTTGGCAAGTATGATAAACCACAGTTAACTGTTGGGATATTTGATAAAGATTTAACTAATAGTTGTTCATTTTATTTTACATCATTAAGTATTTCACACTCAATAACTTCATTTGCTAATGATTTGTCAATTAACTTAATAGATTCTTTGAAAACTTTGTATGACAATTATTTAATATTTAATAATTTATTTGAACATTTTGGTAACAATGTTTATTATAGTGAGGATGAAGTTCCAGAAAATATTGATATTGATTATGATTTAAGAATTGAAAAATTAGATAAAAAAGTATTGTTAGATTTGTTAGATGCTTAATCATAGAGCTTTTTATATATGTTTGGAGATGTCTTTAAATAGGCATCTCCGTTTTTTATTTTTATAATCTTTTACTAATGGAAGAACAAATAAAAAACCGCAACAATTCAATTATTTTCTAATCATAATACAGATATATATTAGAGGTGAAATTACAATGCCCAAACCAAAAGATTCGCATATTGATAAAATTAATAAGCTTGAAAACGAAATCAAGGAGCTTAAAAGCAAACAAACCCATACATTAAATCTCGTACAAAAGAGTTTTAATTTAACTAAATCTGTTGGGTACAGTACATTAAATACTACTAAATTTTTAGCATCTAAAACATTAGTTGCTGCTAGCAAAATAAAGGAACCAATAGAACCATTAGCAAGAGAACTAGGTGAAGATTTTAGAGTTGATACACAAAATATTGTTGGTTTAATGGCATCCCGAATAAATCCGGTATTTGGATATATTGCAGGTAAAGCATATACAGCTTATAAAGATAAAGCAAAAGATATGTTTTCTAGTTTGAAAGATAAGCTTTCACAAAAATTGACAAAAGATGAAGATTTTACGGAAGAAGACGATGAATTGGATAAATTAAAACAAGAGATTAAAAAACAAGATACTGAGAAAAAGAAAACTTTACAAGATAAAATTAAAGCAAATGAGCAAAAGACGAAAATAGAGCAACAAGAAGTAAAGGAAACTTTAAATGAAATTGCAGAAAAGAGAAAAAGGGGTAGACCTAAAAAAGGTGTTAAAAGAGTTGCTGGAAAAACAGTCGGTGCTGCTCAACCAGTACCAGTATTAAAAGAGGCTAACACTCTAATTATAGATGGTGATGATGTTGGTATATCTAATATAAATGCAACTAATCTAAATGTTCAATTAAATAGTAGAATAAATGATATAAATAACTTAACTAAAAAAGTCAAGAATATTAATAATTCTCAACAAGGAAATAATACAAGATTAATTTCAAAAACTAATAATAATGAAGTTAATCAAATAGACAATACTAGAAAAGAGTCTATTAAGGAAGTGGTAAGTGAGACGGTTAAAGAATCTATTGAACAATCCACTGATAAATCAATTAAAGAAACCATTAAAGAATCAGTTAAAGAATCTATTAAAGAATCCACTGATAAGTTAGTTAAAGAATCAGAATATAATAAGTTTGGTGAACATAAACAATTTGTAAAAAGTTCATCTGATATTTTAAAATTGAATGATACTGTTAAAATGTTAAACACACAGTTGTCTCAATTAAGTAATAACATTACAACACTTTCCAATACAACTAATACAACAACACAAGGGCCAAAATTACTGGGTCAAAGAATTAATAATATTCAAGATTATACTACAAATAAAATAAATAGATCATATCAGACACCAATCTCTTCTGATACAATTAGTTCAATAAATAGAAACGAATATATAAATATACAAGCAGAGAAACAGAATGTTATTAATAGAGTTATAATAGAAGATTTTGCAGAATTAGCTGTTAGTAAATTGAAACAAGTAGTAAACACAATTGTTAACCAAAATGCTACACTAAAAGGTTTGGTTACAGAATCAGATCTTGGAACAAAGGTTGCTGGAATTAGTTATCCTAAAGAAAAGGGTATGATTGAAACAGATCCACTAATGCTAAACCTGATTTCAAGAATGTTAATGCATGTAAGGCAGTTGAGGTTCCTATTTACTGGTGAACGAGAATCAATGTGGTCTAAATGGTTTGGTACACTTAAAGATAAATTTGATGATTTTGCAGAAAAACATAGAAAATTAATGTTAGTAGTTTCTACATTATATAAAGGTCTATCTGGTATAGTTAAAACTGCATTATTACCAGTCAAATACTTTTTAACTAGAATGTTTAAAGGGACTAATAGTAAATATGTAAAAGATCTTGGTAAATTACCAGCATCACCATTAGAAGCTTTAATACATGTTAGTATTCAACAATACGTTGTTTTAAGAGAAACTAAGAAAACAATTGCCAATATAGGTAAAGCTCTAACGAATAGAAATGATTTAGAAGATATATCTAGTAAAGGATCATGGTTAGGGGCACTAACTAGGACATTCGTAACAAATCCACTTAAAAATGCTGTAAAATATGTAGGTAGCAGTATTTGGAGTTTTATAAAAAAGCATGATTTAAAAATTGCTAATAAAAGAAAGAAACAAATGGAAGAAGGTGAAGTTGGAATATTAAAAAAGGGTTGGTGGAAATTAACAAATTTTCTTACAAATAAAGCATATAATAGAGTTAGTCAAGAAAGAAAAGCTAGATTAATATCATGGAAATTAGAAGCACAAAAATGGACTTATATATGGTCTAGAATATTAACACATCCAAATTTAGTTAAATTATTTGCTAAGCCATACGAGATTGGTACTAGAGAAGGTTTTGGTGGTAATTTTGCTCATTTAGAAGATATATTAACTGGTATGTTAACTGCAATAGAATATGGGCAGAAAGGTGCCACAAAATCCCCAACTATTGGATTTAATCAACCAGCAAATGACGAATATCCTAATGTGATAAAATTTCCACAAAGAAAAACTCCAAAGGAATATCAAGCCAATGAAAATATAATGGTTGTTGGACAAACATATAAAGAAACATTATCAGCATTAAATGAGATAAAAGATAACACTAATAGATTGTCGACTGTGGGGGCAAAACAATTAAAAATAAGTGAAAAGCAAGTATTAGAGAGTAAAAGAAACCAAAGATCATATAAAAGATGGTTTGGTAGTATATTAACAATAGGAATGAGTATATTTGGTTTTATTAAAAATATACCTAATTTATTAGGTAAAACATTGTTTGGAACAATTGGTAAATTATTTTTAGGTGGTAAAGGTGGTGTATTAGGGTCTCTTGGGGCTATATTATTTACAAACTTTAAAAAAGCTTTGGGGTGGTTTGGAAAAAGTTCTTTGAGTTCAATCTTTAAAAAAGGATTAATCCAACCTATAATGAATTTCTTTAGTAGTTTTAAAGGGTTATTTGGACAACTTACTCCACTTATATCAAAATTTGGTCCAATTTTAGCGAAGGCTGGAACTATTTTATCATTGGGTTCTACATTAATAGGTGGAATTAAAGCTATTAAAGAAGATACTGGTGATTATATTAATAAGAAAGGCCAAGAAGGTGTAACTGCAAATGATATTTTTAATCCCGCTCAATGGGGCAGAAACATTGTGCATTCTGTTAAAGGTGCATTTCTTATGCATAAAGAAAAGAAAGAATATGAAAATCAAGAAAAAGAGAGAGTTGCAAAATGGAGAAAATATGTAAAAGAAAGAGTTGGTAAAGACATATATGAAAAATATAAAGACGAAATGGATAAAAATCCTTCACAAGCACCTATGATAGTAAGCAAGTTAGTCAAGAAAGGTTTAGCATATAGAGATCCTAAAACTGGAGTATTTCATTTAACAACTACAAAACAGAAGTTACTAATTAATGCTACTAGAAAGATTGATCAATTAGGAGAAAAGTTATTAGGTAAAGAAAAGTATCAAAAAGGTAAAGAAGTCTCAAAAGAGAAATTAGTAAACGCTAAAGAGAGTGTTGTTTCCAGTGTTTATAATGTTAATGATAACGCGAAAAAGTTAGTAAATAAAGGTAAAGATGTTTCAAAAGAGAAATTAGTAAAAGCTAAAGAATATATGACTGGTATTTTAGATAAATTTAAAGGTAATGATAAGAAGAAAGTGGGTGATGATATTTTACAATCTCCTTATAAGGGTATATGGGGAGATGAAAGAGAGTTTTTTACAAAATTAATAGAATGGCAACAGAGTAAATATGGTATCAAGTTTTATAATGGAACTATAGAAGAACGAAAAAATAATACTGACTTTTATCAATTGCACAAAGATGATATTTTGCTTGTATCAAAATTGGCAACCAAATCTACTTTTGATTATATTGAAAAAGAAATGAAGAAAAATAATTACATTGGTTTTGATAGTTTGGTTGCAACAGAAACTTATTATGATTATTTCTTCAAGTACTTAAATGCGTTGTCTAATGGTAAACAATTATATATTCCATTTGGAGATCCTGCTGGTGAAATATATCGTCAAGTTGTCGATGGTAAGTATGTTCCATTTTATAGAAAGATGGACATAATTACAAATGCTGATTATAATAGAATATATAAAAAACAATTTGAATCATTCTATAAAGATTTAGATAAGTATTCCACAAAGAAGAAAAGTTTAATAAAAGGAAGAGTAATAACTGATAACGTGGTGAATATATTTAACGAGAAAAAAGAGCAAGCGAAGAAGACAGTAGAAGAAAATTTTTCTAAGGCATTTTTTGCTACTAAAAAGTTTACAAGAGATCCTTTAAGGGCACTAGAACCCTCAGCTGAAAAAGTAGCTAAGGCTCAAAATTATATGTCAGATAAATATTATGATTTATTATATGATGTAAATGATTTTGGGGAGAAAGGTGTAAATTATTTAAACTCTAAAGTTCCAACTAAAGATGTTGGGAAGAAATTAGAAGAAGTTAAAAAGCAATTAGAGAAATCAGGGGTACCTGATTGGATAACTAATAAATATATGACTGCTAAAGGCACAGTTCAACCATATTTAGGAAAAGTTAAAGAACTAAGTAGTGATATGAAAGAAGAATTGGCTGAACAAACTGCTAAATTAGAAAATTTAAAAACTTCAAAAATTGCGGGCGAATTAAAGACTGCAGGTGATAAGACAACCAAAAAATTAGATGAGTTAAAATCTGCTGTAATAAATAATACAACTATTGTTATAAATGCATTTAATAGTACTGCATCTAATATTGCAAATAGTGTAGCAAGTGCAACTAAATCTGGTGGTAAGATTGATACTACAATACATGATATTTCAAAAGGAAATATTTAAGAATAGGAGGAATTGTTTAAATGATAAATTTACCAAAAGTTATAGGCCTTCCACCTGTTGAATCTGGTGATGATAAAACTAAAACAAAAATACAACAATCTTTTCCTATAATGAGAGTATATCCAATGGAACCAGATTTTGGTAAAGCCTTACAAATATATAGATTGAAACCATCAATGGCTCAATTTAAAAGTATTCTAAATAAATATGGGTATAACTTAAATTCAGGTTTCCAATATTTAGAATTAGCATTTATAAATGAAGGTTCTATAAGTGAATCGTTTAGTAGTGATTTTGGTGATTCATTTGTAGAAAGTATGGCGAACGCGGTAAGTGATAAATTTTTAGATGCCAGGCAGTTGTTAGGAGTTGGAAGTGTTCAGGATATGGAGAAGAAAATAACAAATGGATTAAATACATTGGCTGATAAATTACCAGTAGGTGGAGATTTAGTAAAAGCCGCGGGAGAAGGGGCTACTAAAATATTACAAATGGGTGAATCCAATAGTTTAACTAGATCATTAAAAAATGTTTTAATTGGTAATAAGATTGATATGCCATCTATCTGGAAAGGTTCATCTGCATCAATGGATTATGGTGTGACTATTAGATTATATAATCCATATCCCGGAAATGATGAGATGTTTGAAAAGTACATAGTAGGCCCATTAGTAGCATTACTACTATTTGTTATGCCAAGATCAAATGATGGTGTATCTTATAGATGGCCATTTTATTGTAAGATAGAAGCACCTGGTATGTTTTTTCTTAAATATGCAGCAATTAAAGATATGTCAATTACTAAAGGTGGTGATTCTGCGGCTTTTACATATGATCAGCGCCCTACCTTAGTAGATATCAAGTTAACATTTAGTGAATTGCACAATGTTAGATTAGTTATGGAAGATGGTAGTGCAAGTGATAGTGGTATTCCCACATTAAAAGATTATATTGATAATATATTATCATTTAAAATGTCTTCATTAGATGGACACTATACTCCAGAATATGTAAATAACTATGCGACTGGAAGTTTTGCTGAAGATGAAAAGTTAGCTACATTAGCTAAATTAAAGAAGTCACCAACAACTGATCAACAAAGACCCAAAACAAGAGTTGCCACTGCTGCAGCTGATACCACACCTCAAATAAAGAAAGCAACAACAAGTACACCACCTTCTATTGAAAAAGTTACAGAGGAAAAAATATATGGTATTCCAGTAAGTCAATTAAAGGACTATAAAAAGAAACAGCAACAACAAGAGACTCCAGAGGAGAGAGAAAAGAGGGTTAAAGACTACATTTCAAAAACTTCACCTAACCCATATGGTATATCAGATGAACAATTAGCTCAGATAAAACAAGCACAAAGTAATCAAACACAAGATGCTACTACACAAACACCAACCAGAACAGATACACTAGATGTGAAAGCACAAGAAACAATAGATAATCAAGAAAAAACAAAACAATATGAAGACACAAATCCAAATGATAGTATAACAAGAGTTGGTAAGAATAGTTATATGGATCATGCCAATAAGAAGATTGTAATTTCAAAGAATGACCTAGAGGGAGATTATATGGTCAAACCATTGGTTGAAAAATTCAAAAAGGAATATCCAGATTATACTGTAAAAGTAATTGCTTAATTTGTAGTTACAAATTTATGCAGATATAACCCTAAATACAATGCAAATGATAAATTAAAATTAGTTTTACCACCAGTATTTAATTTATCATAATAGTTTTTTAATATTTGGTTACTATCTATAATTTTTCTTATTAAATCTATAGCCACTTTCTTAAAATATATATCTTGTTTTGTATATTTAATTGACATTAATTTTCTTATAAACTTTATAGTTGCAAATTTATCCGAAAATATTGGAAATATATCTTTGACATCCTTTAACATAATTGTATAAACTTCTTTGATTTCATCAATTGATCTATTGTGTATTTCATTTATTAACATTTCTAATTGACTTCTTTTAGTATATGTCATTTTATTTATTAAATCAATTAGAGTTACATCTTTAACTCTATAAGTTATTATTTGGTCAGTTACCTTATCTATTACACTATCTTTGGTGTTCAAATCTAAATTTGTAGTAGGACCAACATTACCTGTATCATTAATAGCTTTTCTTTCTTTATATGCTTTTAAGTATGCATTATAGAATGATTTGATGCTTTGATTTAATCTATGTCTGCCTTCATATATCAATTTAAATATTCCATCTATATCATAACTCATTATTGCTTGCCTATATTTATCACTTAATTGTGTTGTCAGATAGACAATTGCTTTAGATGGACCATTATATTTAACAAATAAATGTTTTTTACTTAAATAATCTGTTGCAGCTAAAAAATTTTCTGGAACACATACTGTTTTGAAATATTTATTCATAAGGTTACAATAATTTCTAATTAATATTAACAACATAGCATATTGGAATCCTTTTAAATTAGAACCTTTACTATTTCTAAGGTTAACTAAGCAAACTAATATTAAGAAATGTGTCCTATAATCACTTGCTAATAATAACTTTTTAGAATTAGTTTCTAATTTTGATTTAAATTTTTCCACAACACCTTTAATATCATTTTTGGTTAAATGTGTTTCAGTTATTAATTTATCTATTTCAATAGTCACATTTGGAAATTTACATGGTTCAGAAATATCTACTAATAATTTTTTATCTAGATTATTAATCTTTTCATTTAAAACATCTATATTGTTGAGTATCTTTATTAGTACGTCTTTTGTATCTGTAGACATAATTATTTCTTCCCCTTAATTGATTTTGATTTATTCTTATTGAGTCTTCGATTTTGTAATTGTATTTTCATTACAATCTCATTTAATTTTTCAAATCCAGGAATATCTGTCCATTCAGTTTTTCCTAATTTTGATATTTTATCATATGTTAATCTTAACCCAATTGATTCTTTTAATGCAACATATATATGTTTGTCCATTCCCAGTTGACAATTTGGATTTTTTATTTTTGGTGGTTCTGATAATACTATTTTTGGATACATATTTGGAAATAATAAATCTCCACTTTTATTAAAACAATAAGCATACGTATAAACAAATTGATGTGAATTACAATATACTCTTATTTGTGTATCTGGTTTTATACCATTATCAGTATTAAATTGTATTACTACATCATACCAAACTTTTTCTTTCTTTAAATTTTCTGATAATATTTTCCAATGTACATAAAAACAAGGTTGTTCAAATTTATTAGAGTAAGGTAGTGTATATGATGCTGTAATCAGAGTCTTCTGAGTTGCTCGTCTATACTCTTCATATTTTCTTAGTAGTATACCTCTATAACCAGAAACAGATACACCAGGTGCAACATTATTCAGCATTTGCCTTACAGTAATCATAATTTATAAACAACCTCTTGTTATCTATTTTATGTTTGTTCTTGTTTAAGTTTATGAACAAATTAAAAATATTTATTGTTATAAGGAGAATATGCTATGACTACAGAAGAAATGATTGAACAAATAATACAAAGAATGAAAGAAAAATTTCAAATGAATGATTTTTGCTATCCTGCTTTTGTTAAAAAATCATTCAATAAATTTTTAAGAGATGAAATATCTGCTGCTACATCTTATATTAGATTGGCACAAAATTTAAAAGATAAAGAGTACCAAGAAGAATTATTGGAACATGCAAAAGAAGAATTTGAACATTACCAAGAATTAATTGAATTTGCATACAATCATGGTTTTGGTGATCAATTAATAATAGTTTTTGATAATGATGTTGTCAATCCATCAGATTGTTCCGATGATACACAAATATTACAATTTGTTCAAAATTTAGAAATGAAAGCAATCAAAGATTATAAATTGATGGCATGCTTGGCAATGAAATTTAAAGATCTTGAAACTCACCAATTTTTTATGGAATTAATGAAAGATGAACAAGATCATTTTGATGATTTTGCAAATAAATTAGGACAACATAGAGAATTGGGGGCATAAGGTAAGGTTGTATCACAATTTGGTAAAAAAGATTAGTTAAAAAATAGAGGGGTCAATTGCCCCTCTTTTGTTTTTTAAAATGTAGCAATTCTTCTTTTTTGGACTTCTCTCATTTTTATTTCTATAAAATTTCCTAATAAGTTTCTAACTCTATCTTCCCATGCATAATTAATCATATGCTGTGTATCTATTACAAAGTAATCTGGTAATTTATCCAATTCTTGAGGAATTACAATAACATCTAACATTTTATTTCCCAATTCTGGAATATTTTCATTTTTAGCCTTATTAAAATTTTCTGTTATCTTATTAGGAGCTTTTGATGGATCTATACCTTTTATTTTAAATAAATATCCTTTTGTACCAGGTAGAAAATAATTGTATTCTAATATATTCCACCAAACCATTCCTTTTATATGTTGTGGAATTGTTTTATAATCATCCATATCTTTGCTAAAAGATACAGGACGTGATACTCTAACATCTCCATCTAATATTAAATTCATAAGTTCTCTTTTTGTTTTATCAACAAAATCCAATAATTTAAAAATATCAATCTTATCAGATTTTAATATTATGTCTAACATCTCTTCCAATTTTTCTTTTGTGATTCTTGGGAAGTCAGATCTTTTAATTTCCAATCCTTTTATATCATATTCATCAACCTCAACACCTTCTTTATTTATAATATACAAAGCATATTTCTTTTTAATTTTATCTAGAAAATATGCACTTTTCGCAATAACTTCTTGTTTTAAGTTTAAGGTTATCTCATCTAAATCTACGTTATGTATTTTATTAGCCAGCTGAGGTATAAAATACGTGTTTAATAGATTTTGTAGCTTGGGAACTATAATATTAAGGATTATATCTATCCTATCCTTATTTACCTTATTTTCGAGTTTACTGACTATTTCATTCAACTCTATAAAAATAGAGTCTGTATCTATATAAATAACTTTTGTTGTATCAACATCTTTCTCATTAAATTCTTTTACGAATTTTTCATAACTATGTTTTTTAATATCCATTATTTGTTTACCTCCGTTAAAAGAATATCCAAATTATTAGTTAGTTTTATTACTTCATCATCAATATTAATAGCACACCATTTAATAGCTTCTCTACCTGATATAGTAATTGATCTGGCCATATGTATATTAAAATATCTACTAAAATTAAAACCTAAAGCTCCATATATTGAGTTTGCAAGAACTTTAAAAGCTAACTGATAGTTATTATATGTTTCTCTTTTTTGTGTATCTTTATTTTTAGTAGCATCTTTCATTTTGTTCTTATAAATAACTCTTTGTTCCAACAATTCAGTAACTATATTGTGTAAGATTGATTTCTTTTGTTTGTGGGATAAATAGATACACCCATTAACTGTCATTATTTTATCTTTCATAAATTCTTCAAATGTATTATATGGAATAGTATTTACAATTTCATTTTCTAATACATTTGTGTACATAGTAACATCTTTATTCTTTACAATATCTTTTCTATATAACCAATTAAATGCATAGTCCTCATCTACTCTTGAAATATATGTATCTGGACCTATATTATAGGTTCTAATTAAATTCGGATATAGTGATGTGAAGTCAAAATCTACAACATATTGGAATAATCCACCTTTAGGTGTTTTAACATATGCCCCTAATAAGTTACCATCAGTTTGATATTCTTTAACAAAATTTCTAACACATTTGTTTACTGTCTTTAGATATGAAACAACTAATGTATCCACCATTGTTGATACACTTAAACCACTTGTCCAAGTACATTTAGCAATCTGTCTCATTGAGTTTAATAGTTCAATATGTTTGAGTTTACTATTAAGTCTAACAATAAGATTTGTATCTTTAATATTATAAAGTATAAATTTTTTAATATTTTCTATATATAGTCTATCCAAATCTCCTTCGTATTGTATCTTATCATCTTTTAATTCTAATCTTGCTATAAATGAAAGGGAATATGATTCTCTACCTTCAAATGTAAATCCTTTATATAAAGACATCATATCTAAAATTATTAAACCAGGGAAATCAAAGAAATGTCTATTCATATCTACATATGATGTTTTTAATGGAGAAATATGATTTGGATCTAATCCTAATTTTAACATTCTATTATAAATATACCCAATATCAAATGATATGTTCCATGCAGTAATTACATCTGGTTGTAATACATTATTTATCATATTTATAAAATGTTTAATAAGATCTTTTTCATCTGTAAAAGTATTAATTTGTAAATTATTTTTATAATCATGAAGATCTTTTATATCATCATCTAAATCATTAAACAAGTCTTGTGGGCTATCTAATATTTTCTTATTTTCAGGATTATCTGAATTTAGTAATAAGTTCAAATAATATTTACCATCAAAATAATAAGATATAGCGTTTATAGGATATTTAGCTTCTTTGGGATCTGGAAAACCTAAATATCCTTTTCTATAAACTTCAATATCAAAAAACATTATTTTAGGATTATCATATCGTTGATTAAATTGACTTAAGAATTCAATGGTGTGTCTATTGGCTAATGATAAATCTCCTTCATACAAATATTTTGTATCATAAGTATTTCTATTTTTAGTATAATCATTATAATTAACTAAATGTAACCTAGATTCATCTATGTTTTCTATAAATTTACCATTTTTATTTTCCCAAAAATAGTAGTTATTATAATCATCATATTTTTTAATAATTTTTTTACCATTTTGATCTCTAAAAATATAATATGGTTCACCATAAATGGTGTGTACATCTACAAGATATAGATCATTATATTCTTTAGGATAATTAAATAAAAACCAATTATTTTTTGGTTGAGATTCTTCTACATTATTATAATGATCATTTATTTCTAAATTAATATTAAGATTTTCAAGATTTTCAGTATTTTTGTTATCATCACTATTTATTGTAATAGGTGGCTCTTTATCTTCTAATACATTGACTAATGAAGTAAAGGATAGATCATATCTAGATTCTGGAAATGCATTCCTAATTATTGCTGATGGGTGTAACATTGGTACTATTTTATATTTTCTATTATTTTGAGGATGAATCCATTCTAAAACTGTTCCATCAATTTTACTTATTTTTAAATCATTGAACCCAAAGGTTTTTAATGATGTGCTACCTAATAGAACTATAACCTTAGGATCTGTTTTATCTATTGTGTATAATAAATTACTATTACAACAATCAATAGCTAAATCGTTTGGAGTAGCATTATTATCTGGGCGACATAAGCATGTATTAGTCATAAACCATTTAACTTTTCTTGGTGTTAGATATTTTGAAATAAATTGTCTTAATTTTTGTCCAGATCTTCCAATTAATGGGATACCTTTTTTGACTTCATCTGCCCCAGGTGCTTCTGCAATAAATAATACATCAGTTTTGCTTATATCAGTTTTAACATTCGTATCAAATAAAACTAAATCATTATTGAATAATGGGCATATTTTACATTTTTCATTAGATTGACTTTTTAAAAGATCTTTAAAATAATTTATAATTTCATCAAATTTCATCTTTTTGTTCTTCTCTTCTTCTTTTCTTTTCTTTGCTCTTTCTTTTAATGATTTTTTATCATTTTCATCAATTATACCAGTAACATATAAAACTTCAATTACCTCATCATTATCAGAAAAATTATCTAAGATATAGCGAATTTCATCTCTTTTGAAGTGTGGCAATTTTTGTCTTACTTTATCAATATTTTGCTTATCTTCTACTTTTTTATAAGGTATGTATAATAGATCTCTTTTTGTAATATTGAAGTGGTAACATAGTTCTTTTAATAATTTTAACGTATCCTCTTTATCAAGAGCATGTATTGAAAAATTATTTAAATGGGTGTTAATAAAGTGACAAACTTTTGGATTTTTAATTAGATTCAGTAGGAAATATTTGGATGATAATGGTATACATTCTTCTGGAATGGGACTATTTAAATTTCTATCAAATAACCATGTCCATAAAAGATTATATGGGTTAACAGGTTTATTAGTTTCGGACATTGTTATATCCTCCTGAGTTTATTATTTTTTCTTTTTTAATTTGAATTGTTTCTTATACGTATGTTTCTTGTTGAATTATTTTGAACTTTTCTTCCTTCTTTTTAATTATATTAAGAGCTTTCTGTTTTTTGTCTGGGTCTTCTATTTTATCGGCTAATTGTTTTTCCATATTAAGTGTTACTTGTGCTGTTTGTGTTGCTACATTAGTTGCCTCTGTTTTATTACGGGTTAATGCAAACTTAAATATTTTGAATATAGATGTTATGACTAATTTTAGTATTTTTATAGCAGTATATACTAGCGCACCACCTATAAAAATTAATATTTTTGGAGCAAATATAAATGATATTATAAGTGCCAAATTTGTTTCGATCCCAACAAATTTTAAAATTGCAAATATAGTGATGAATGTATACACTTGTAGAGTCTTTAATATGAAATGTATTCCAATTATTGTAGTTATACTTTTTGTTTGTTTAAGTTGATTTAAATCTGCCTTCATATTTTGATTTATTTCTTTAATTTTTGATTTATCATATTGGTCACCAATTTTATTGACAATAGATTCTAGCTTTTTGCTATATGTATTGAAAAATGAAGCAACTTTTGAATAGATACTTTCTGTGATATTCTCATTTATATTTTGTGGAACATAGAAGTATTTTTCTACTAATTGTTTGTTAGACAATTGATTATAATATCCCAATAAATTTTCATTTAAAGTTCTTTTGCTTTCAATATCTTCTCTAATTAAATTAGCAATAAAATTAATTTGTCTTTCTGATAAACTAAACATATATTCACCCAGCTATCTTACTATTGTTGTTATTTTTAATTTGTTCTTTAAATAATTAATAAAATAATGGGGCAGTTAATTTGCCCCCCAAAATCGTTATTTGAAGTAATTTATTTTTTAGCCAAAGCAGCTTTAAGCTTTTGTTCTTTTGCATTAATTTGTTGCATAGCTTTAGCCTTCTTTTCACGATCTTTAATCTTAGAAGCTATTTGTTTTTGCATTGATAATGATATGGATGCAGCTTTTTTAGCTTCTGATTCAACTTGATCTTTTGATTCTTTACCTCTTTTTGCTTTTGATGCTAAACTTTTAACAAATTTAATTGTTAATTTGATCAATTTATAAACTAAAACAACAGTTAGTAAAGTTATTGCACCAGTTATATATGGGCCTATTGCTCCAGCAATAGATTTTGCTGTTACTGCATCAACACCTACAAATGTCAAAATTGTTGTTATACCACTTACTACTGCACCATTAAAAGCTTGAAATAAACCAGAGATTTGATCCTTAATTTTACTAAATAAACTTTCACCTTTAGCTTTATCGATGACATCTCCAGCTTTATCTACTATATCTTTAGTTTTATTTTTGATATTATCTACTGTATCTCCAGCTTTATCTTTGAGTTTATCATATACACCATCATTTTTATTTGGTATTAAACTTGATATAGCATTCTTAATAGCTTCTATACCTGAACTTACAGCATCTACTATTTTATCAACAATACCTTCAATAAATTCACCTATTCCTTCATTTAAATTAATACCAGCATCATAACTAAAAAACTTCTCTACAAGTGCTCTGTTAGATAATTCATTATAATATCTCAAATCACCTTCATTAAGAGTTCTTTTAGTTTCAATTTCTTCTCTTAATACTTTTGCAACAAAATTAATTTGTCTTTCTGATAATACAAATTCCATTATTTCCTCCTTTAATTATATAAAATTCTGTAATTAAAAATTTCAAACTTTATTTTTAATTTGTTCTTAATAAGTAATTAAAAATTTCAAACTTTATTTTTAATTTGTTCTTACTTTAATTATATAAAATTCTGTAATTAAAAATTTCAAACTTTATTTTTAATTTGTTCTTAATAAGTAATAAAAAAATGGCGAACAAATTAAAAATAATATTATAATGAGGTGAAAATTCTATGATGTGGTTTGATAAAGAATTATATAATTCTATAGGATATAAGAAAAATTTTGATAATTCCGTTTATGCACTATATAAAACAAATGGTGACAATACCATAACAGAACCAATTGATAGAAATGATTATATATTGGAAGATTTAACAATAACCTTTAACAATAGACCTATAGGGTTAATAAGGTTATTTAGACCAAAGAAAAAGAAAATATTTGGAACATTGAATTGGAACTTTTGTCAAATTTGGATAGATCCAAGAGAAAGAAATAAAGGTATTGCTAAACATGTCCTTGTCAAACTTATTGATAAAAGAAGTCTGCTAGAATATTTAATATTTAGTATTAATAGAAATAATGAACCTTTTATTAAATTCACAAGAATTCTTGGTGCAACAACTTATATTAAAAAAGATTTATATGAAGAGTTGAATATAAATATGGATATATTTGCAATTAAAGTTATTGATGTTGAATATTTTAAAGAAAAACTTAAAGATTCTTTATATGAACAATTTGCACCATTAAAGGAAAGTAAAGAAATGTTTAAAGAAGAATATGAAAATGATATGTTAATAATAAAAAGAAATACACAAACTAAACAACCATTAGTACAATTAAAAAGTGAACCATATTTTATAGTTCCTTATACTAATGATGAAAAAGGTAATACTAAAGTTTTATTGGTAGAAAATGATATAATTAAATCATATAATAATGAGATGGATTCTGTAGATTTTGTGTCTAAAATTTTAAATGATATTCTTGGTATTAAAATAGTAAGAAACTCTGATGAAATAATTAATACAAGTAAATTCGAACCTATAGATAATATAATATTTTATCAACCAATTATTGCAACAGTTAGATTAAATGATCCAGATGATTATGAAATTCTGGATAGAACTAAATACTTAAAAGGTAAAGATGTATTATTATCGAAGTTTTTGAAATCTTTAAATCCTATTAGAAATGCAATTGGGTTGAAACTATTAGTCGAATGTAATAAATTAAAAGAAATGAGTGTGGCTGGATTAACAAGTTATGAATCTCCCGCCACACCTAAAGATAAAAGCAAAGATATAATAAGACCACAGTATCCTGGAAATAATAAAAAATCTCTGTTAACAGATGATGAAGAAATAGTAAAAGATTTGTTAAGCTAAAATTCTAATCTGTATCATTTTTAATAGTATACAATTGGTGTTTAACTATTTTGTTTTTGTAATCTGCATTTAGATAAGGATCATTGTAATAATATGTTTGAAATAAATTATCTACATCCGTCTGGTCTATCATATTTTCTAGTAGATATTTTTCAGCAGTAAATAAATTATCAAAATAAAATTCTTCCGCCATTTTACCCTCCATGATTCTACATCTATAATCTTGTTCTTGCAGATTCAACTCTTACTTTTATTTTATCTAATAAAGTTGTTACTAATTGTGGACTATATGTCAACATTTGTTCAGGTAATATCTTATCTATGTTGAAATCAAAAAGTAAATCTATTTTAGGTTTTAGTAATTTAACATAAACTACATTATCAAGATCTTGAATAAATCTTATTAATTGTGATCTATAAACATTCGAATTAATTCCTTCCATATTTTCTTTAAAATAATTATAAACTTTTTCTCTTATATAATCAGCATAAGATAAAGAGAAATTCTCCAAATATGCCACAACTTCTATTTCTAATGGTGTTTGTATATGTGGTTTAAACCACTCATTCCCATCATAGTACAATAATGTATCCTCTGATTGTATAAATACAGATTGTGATACAATTGGTTCAATAAACTCCCATACCTCTTCACCATTATTATCATATTTTATAAATTTGGCTATATATGTTTCTTTCCTATAGAAAGGATCATTTGTATCAACTATTCTTATATAATCAGTAGTTTCACCATCTTCTAATAGTGGACCATTTAAAAGAAACATGTCACCATAAACTAATGTATCTTTGGTTATTTCACTTCTACTTGTTACCCTCTCATAGACTTTAAATGTAGATTCATTTAGTAATATGTTAGTTAACTCACATTCTGTGCTAACAAATTTATTATTAACATATGTATTAAGCATCCTTATTTGTTTAGTATCAATAGATTCAATAAAATTATTTATTACAACCATTTCAAAATGTTTTCTTAAATCAATCCCACTAGATTCTGCTTCACTTAAAGCATCAAACCATTCCTTCTTTATAAGTGGAACATCATATATTGTATATTTTTTATCTGTTTCATCATTTGGATTTACCCAAGTTACTTTCATTTGAGATCTGCTGAAATTAAATAGATCAAGTTTTATATTGAGGTTTGTTGTGTATTGTGCAATATATTCATTTGCTGGTGTGTACCATATTAAAATTTTAGTATCAATATATGCAAATGGGATATCATCAAATGAGAATTCATAGTAGAAATATTTTTTATCATTAACTGTATCATTTATATATTGGAATTCCAAATCTTTTGTAAAATCTCCTTGTTTTAATTTGGTGGTTATTTGTATTTGGGAAATATCTATAACAGTTTCATCATAATCTACTTCTAAATAACATTTAAATATTCTATTATCATAGTCGCTTTTAACATTAAATGTTTTTATATTAAAAGGATATTCATCAATATCAATTTTATCGACTACTAAATTTAAATCTATATCTCTTGCATAATAATAGTATTGTGTTTCTAGACTATCAAAATCCGGAACTAATTCGAATAATGTATAATAATCAATATTATTAATATTGAATATTGTAAATGGTTTGATTACTGTTGTTGTTGGTTCTATTTCTAAATAGTGAGTAATAGTTGGAGTATATTCTCCTTCAAAATATTGTAATAATGTGTATAAACATATTTCATTAATTTTAACATCACTTCTTTTGAGTACAGATACGGTATCTTTTATAGGTAAATCTATTATTTTAGATATGTTTCTATAATCATCTTCTGAAACCAATCTGTTTAATGCCCTAAGATTAATTATAGCATTTCTTTTTGTTTCTTCAACAGTTTCTTGATCATTTCCACTATGACCAGGATTTATATTTGTTATTTCATAATTAATATCTAATAATGTCTGTCCTGTATACTTGTATAATCGTTGTCCTTTATTCAATTTACCTGGTATAATATTTCCTCTTTTACCAACTATCTCCTTAATTTCCACTTTCATTATACCAGATGGTGTTGGTTGTTTACCAAATAATCCGTTACCAAAATATAGCATAATACCATTATCTGTAAATCTATAAGTATAACCTTTATCACTTGAATTCATTTCAAATAAGTTATTAAAAAAAGTCCATTCTTCATCATTTATACTTACTTTAATATCATATAAATATTTTCCAGATGTTATTGGAATTATTTGATTGTAAAATTGAAATGGTTTCAAATCTGATGGAATATTAAATTCATGATTGGATATATCATATTGTTTCATATTCAAAGATACTGATATAATATCATTATCTTGATCATAATAGTAAGGTAATGTAATTCTACCCTCTGATGTATTAAGTATTACTTTTATTACACTCCCAACAACATCTATTATACATTCATTTTCCAAAATAAAAGAAATTGAATCTGCTTCACATTTAAATCCTTTTGGTATAACTATTTGTGAGTTTTTAATATCTTGTAATTTAAATTGAATTAATGCATCAACCTGAGAAGGTGTGGCCAATTTGGGGGAATATCCAATATATGCAGATAAGTCATAGATTGATTCTGGTAAAGATGCTGTAATTAAATTACTCTCCTTATGAACCATTGTAGAATACATTAGAACATTTGATGTTAAATATGCCAATACATCTATTAAATATCCTAATACAGATGATCTTCTTATTTCTATATCTGATAATTGTAAATATTCTTTTAGATATTCAGATAATTGGTATCTTAGCTCATCACGGGATGTTGCTATGTAGTTTTGTAAATTTTTATTGTTGGACATATTATTTATCTCCTTACATTAAACTTCCTAATTTTTTAGTTAAGTCTGTTCTTATACTCGCAACACAAATAATTTCACTTGGTATTAAGAATTCTTGGAAAAATAATGTATCCTTAATTTTTTCATAATTAGCATCCAAACCTTTAACATATGTTTTCAATATTGTTGTAAATATGTACATATATTTCTTAAAATTTTTGACCATTACTAATGTATTCACATTTGCTAGAAATATATATTCTGCCAGTAAATCAAGATATCCTTCAAATTTTGTTTCTGTTAATTTAGAATATGGCTTGAATTGTCTATATAAATGAATATATTTATCATAAACAAATTCTTTAAATTGTTTCACAGTTGTTATTGATTTTAAACCATCTAATTCAGCATTTTTTGCAAATTCAAGTATTTGTTTTGATATATCAATTATTTGTTTATTATATTTTGTATTTAATTCAAAATAAGTTGTTGAAAAATAAGAATAAAACAGAACTAATTCATTTTCGAATAATGAAAAATATTCTTTAGATCTATTTTTGGATAAATAATGAGAAAATTCATGAACTACTAATTGTGATATTTTGTCATTATATGAAAAATTTAATAAATTAATATTGTTATCTAATAGCAAATAAATTTTATTGGAACTTGGATCATAGAATCCAGCAATTGATCTTTTTTCAAAAGTTTGTGGACTAGTAATACCTAATAAATCATCTATAAAAAATACTTTTGTTCTAAAAAGTAAATGTCTAATTAAACTTTTATTATACCTAGTAGGAATAAGAACTTGATTATCAATATATTTTTTTAATTTGTCTGAAATTGGTGCAGTTTGTGGTTCATTTTTTAATATATTGTACGTATCTTCTTTTAGTTGTGGGCTAGTATATAATGTTAAACCTATATCAGAAAATTTGGCAGCAACCTCCATATCACCAAAGGATAAAAAATCTTCATTTAATACTTCTATCAATTCTACATTAGGATAATATCTCAGTTCCATTTCTTGCATCAAATCTACTCCTTATTAAAATTCTGTATTAGTTCTCGATAATTTTAAATTTGTTCTACTCTGCCAAGTTTGTGTATCTGCTCTTGTAAATTCAATATCTATATTATTTATAAAATATTTACCAGTTAATTTTATATATCTCATATGTTTTGTTTTGAACATTACTATTCTGCCCGGCCACATATACTGTAAATCTATTAATTTTTTTAATGAGATAACAATAGAACTTAAGTCTTTTGTTTTGTTTGTTATATAGTTTGTAAATAATGTATTATCATATTCAAAACCAAGATGATCAAAATAATTTTTATACTTTTGTTTTAATATTGAATTTATTTTTAGATCAAGACTTTTATCAATTGGTGCATGTTGTTGTAAGATATCTGTTTGTAAATTGAATTTATTTTCATTGTATAATTTATCTTTTGGGTATGTAACATATCTTATATTAAATGATTCCTTTGTTACATATTTAGCAGTCGCGTTTTCTAATGATATATTATCTGTTGTGTAAAAGTATTCACCTGTTTCTTGGCCAAATGACTCTATTACTTTTGAATCATATTCTTTATTAAATGAGTTAATACTAACAAATTCCATTTCTATATATGGTTGTATATTAAAAGATTTAGTCAAACTTCCCAATTTCCAACTATTTGTGAATTCATTATGAAATTTAAAGTAAGGACCTTTATATAATCCATAGTAAAAATTTAATTTATCAATTTCTTTCATAAATGATTGTTTTTCTATGATATATTGATCAATAGTATTGTTATTTTCTATTGGGGTAACATAATCAATTGTATCTGTTTTGATATTTTCTATAATAGATTGAAGAGTTTTGTTAAAAAATATTTGGTTTTGTAACGGAGTGATACAAGATTTTAAACTTTGTAATGGAATTGCTAAGATTGTTAACTCAGACCAAACTATTTGTTTATCAGATTCTTGGTTATAAGTATTGTATTTATATGGTAATTCTGATTCATCTAAAATATATGCTAGCTTTACTTCCCATATTGTACTAGGATTAGGCTGTTCTAAAAATACTTGAATGTTTAAAGTTATTGTCATTTCTGGGTTTATATTATCAAAGAATTTTCTTTTGTCTGTATCTGTTTTAAATTTTAGGACATATACAGAGTAGGGGGAGTCGAATAATCTTAATATTTTAACTGCCATCAATTCAGAAGTCATATCAATATCATTTATTTTACATGATATATGATATTGTGGCTCTTTCTGGATATTTATAGGCATATTTCAAATCTCATTTAAATTAGACGTTTTATTTGAGTTTTCTTATTTGAATTCTCATCAATTTTATTATTTACAATATTTAGCAATGTTTCCAAATTACTATTGTAAAATTCATTTATTTCATTACTAATAATAAAAGTTATACCTTTACCATTTTCTTCTTGTAATACCCTATGTCCACCGTTGTCCAGGCTATTTTTTATTATGGTACTCTTTTGTTTTTCTAGGAACTCAGTTACACACTTGATTATAAAATCATTTATAGTAACAACAACATTAAAATCTTTAAATGATATTACTCTTTCTAACATAGTATCAATGATAAACTCTATATCTTTAATGGTATTATTTTGAAGCTTTAAAGAAAATGATATTCGAATATTTTCTAAAATATCTATTATTCTATTTTGTTCTTTTAATTCTTTTAATTTTTGAAAACCTTTGTTCATAAATTATTGCCTCCTAAATGTTATTTCTTATTATTGTATTCATAAATGGTTCAATTAAATTAATGAAATAAATGTGTCTGTCTATTTTTTGCATTAATGAGTTGAAATTAAACATTTGGTATTGATCATATGTTATTGATATAACAGAATCTTTAAGTATTAAATCATACGTATTTTGTTTCTTATTATCAATTAGGAATAGTTCTATATCATTTGACATATAAAAATCATTAATTAATTTATTTATATACTTAAAATTATTAATATCTTGTACCATTAATTTTTGTGTAAAAAATTTTTCTAAACCTATAGTTTTATTTAGAACACCCTTAATTATTGTTTCATTTGTATTTGTATCCTTTGCTAGATACATATCATTTTTATATCCAAATATTATATAAGAGAAAAAATTTCGTAATTCTGGATATATTTTAGTTGAATCATTTTTAACTTTTACAAACGTTCTTAATAGTATCCCATCCTTTTGTATAAATAAAATATCATCTTTATCAATATGATGATCTTCTATGAATTGATTAATTGTTAAGACTATTCTTTCATTGAATTCTTTTGATAAACTTTTATTTTTTAACAATGTTCCAATTCTTTTGTTTCTTTCATTTTTAGGTAACTTGGATAAACTATTATGTATTTTAAGATATCCCATTGTTTTTAAAATTTGTAATGCACATGCTCTGATATCATAGTAAAAACAATTATAGAATATCCTATGTTTTACATTATTGTAAAAATATTGTTTATACACATTTTACCTCTCCAATTTTTAGTTTGTTAGGAAAGGCTACGAAAAATTTCATTTAGTTCGTACATTGCATCAAAGAAGTCTTTAGTATCTTCTTCTGTAAAAAATCCTCTATAATTACCTTTCTTATCTCTCCACCATAATGATCTTCTCTTATCGTATTTTCTTATATCTAAATGTAATCCACCATATAATTTTTTAGCTTCCCATTTCCAATAAGGATAAACACCAATACCACCAATTTCTGGTATCTGATTCGCTATTATAAAAGCTTGGAGCAAACTACTTTTAGGAAATATATCCGCTGCTAATCCTAAGTAGTGAACACTATTTTTAGCATGACCAGTACCAGGGGCATATACGGCTCCTTCTGCTGGTGATATATAAACAGGATGTCCTAACAGTTCTCTGAATTTATCCAGGGTTACAACTAAATCGAATGATACTTTTTCAATATCTCCCCAGTTTTCTGTTGGTTTAAAATGACCATAAGGAAGTTTTTTAAAATCTTCAATTTTCATAATATGCCCTCCATTTTGTTATTTTTTATTTGTTCAAATATTGAAAAATTGCAAAAAAAAATGAAGAAATAAAAGGAGAGCACTTGGCTCCCCTTTTGTCAGTATATTTTTCTTCCTTTAAATACTTTGACATTATCATTGTTTATTACTTTCTTTGTTTGTTCGGTTTTTATTATATTAATTATTGTTTTTGTAGATATTGTTAGTGCATATGAATATACAATTAAATTGGTGAATATAAGTATTGTTATAAGAATTGGATTATTACTCTTAACTATTAATGGGCTACAAATTGAATATAATATACATAATACTACTAAAATTGATGAAATTAGTTTTCCTATAATTATTGATTTTAAAGTTATCATAATTTACCTCCAATTTTTTATGTGTTAAATAAAAAATCTGTTCTGGTTTTTATTCTGTTTACTAGGTTAATCAGGTGGTTATTATATATTAATAATCCTAATAAATCTTTTGGTGATTTTTTTGTGTTGTTATTAAAATTATCAATTATAGTTGAATCGTAGTAAAATGGATTACTGCTATTTGTATAATCCATTCTAGATTTCATAAATGTGTATATACATTTTTGAAAATCACTTAAATCAGCGTAATTGATTTGTGATAAATCAACACTAATACCTTTTTTGAAATCTTTTAAAATATCTAATATAAATATATCTTCTTGAAAATTAAATAAGTCTTCACCATCTGGATATGTGATGTAAACCTTTGATTTATCTGGTGGATATAATTCTAACTGTCTTAATAAACTATAACTCTTTTTAAAATATATTTTTCTGATATCATCCCTCACATTTTTAACTGTTATAACATAATCATCATATTCATATTGTTCACAAAATAATAATCTAAATATAGAGTTTTTAATAACAATATCCTCCTCATTTATGAGTTGAATATTATTGTTAACAGGTTGATCATATATCCCACCTAATAATGATGAAGATGTATAATAATCTATCTCTGGGAAAAATATTTTAGGAAACATACCTAAACCTCTCTTTTGTCTTCTAGATCCTGTTGCATCATTTGATACATTTCATTTGTAAATAATAGTATACTCTTAATATAATTAACATCAATTGATGCTTCATAAATTTCTTTTGCTACTTTAAATACATCCTTATAAGTCTCACAATTCATAAACTTTGTTGAATTTAAATATTGATTTGTTATTATCAACTCCTTACTTTTAGATGTTAGTTGCAAATTATCAGAATATTTAATTGTTGATGCTATTTTTAATATTGAATTTAAGGAACTATTTTTCCCCAACGTTTTCTTTAATTCTTTCATTGTGAATTCTTTTGTTTTGGCAAATGTTATCAATACATCTTTATCTATATAGGATGAAAATATAGTAACACTCCTATTTGATAATATTTCATCAATAATCAACTTATCATTAATTTTAAACCTCAGTTCAAAAGTTGTTTTATTTCCATATTCTTTTTCTACTGGGGTATCAAAATCTATGACGATTGAATCACTTTCCATTTGCTTAATCTTTTTATTTTCTAATAATATATAGATATCAGAAGTGTCTATTTGTTTATTGGTAGATTCATTAATTAGTTTCAATCTCGTAATCTTATCATAATTATTAATTTTTAAAATTTTTGTTGTTAACTCTGGATTATTAATTATATTGATTTCTTTGTAATTATTTTTTATTTCTTTAGTATCATTCTCAATTAATTTTCTACTTAGATCTCCTATAAATCTATCTCCTGGGTTTAGCATCATAAAATCCTCCTTTTTTAATTGTTCTTTTAATATTTAGCACCACCAATATGGTAAGTGTTTTGCAACTTGTGGATTGTTGAAAACTCTAGTTAAATCTTTTGTTATCAATCGATCTTCTATTTCACATATATAGCTAAATGTTTCATCTCCGGTATGTTTATTTTGTCTCTCTATTAACCATTCTGCTATTTTAAAATGGTTTTCATTTGTCAATCTTCTTAATGACCTCAGTGTTTGACTTAATACTAACATACTTTCTTTATTATATTCAATTAAATCTTTATTTAAATTTAAAGTTTTTTGTAAATCAAATAATGATTCATAAAAGAACATTATTGGTATTACAAAATCAAATGCTTCAGTATATCCTTTTAATATCTTTCTAAATTTCCAAGAAGCTTTTATGAAACATATCCAATCTTTAATATTAATTTTAAGTCTATAAAAAGGATAAGTTATTTTATCAAATAAACTCAATTTTAATTTTTCAATATGATTTGTTTCATTCATTATTTTCCCCTTTTTTATCTGTATCTTCTTTTTCAATCATTCTATTGTAATTTTCACTTATCATAATTTTGTAATAATCTTTTACTGTTTCTGCACTTGCAAAATATACATTTTTGTTTTCTTGGAATATATTAATTATCTTATCATGATATCCTAAATTTGTTATTGCATATATTCCTAATGTACAACCTTCAAAATAAAATTTGGTAGTTAATAAGAATGTTGCACATCCTAGTTGGGCTAAACCTAATAATACTATCTCAAATAAGTTTATAATTATATCACTATGACCCACATTATTATCAGTCATCTGTATCATTATGTACTTTTCACTCATTGTAAAATATACTATAATATTTAAAATTGATTGAAATATAAATAAGATTGAAATTATTTTAGTTGATGTACCTGACATATTATTATACGTTAATACTGTAAATATTGTTATAATATATAGTTCTAAAAATGTTAAAAATATATTTCTATATATACTAAATTGTCTGGTAATTGTAATCATTTATCATACCCTCCTATTATCTTAATGGTTGTCTATCATTTTCTTCTAATAATGGTTTCATGACTTTTACTTTTCCATTTTCCAACCCAATAGTAGAGACAACCACGGAATGGTTGCCTCTTTTGATAACTTTTACATGTTCATTTAAGTTTTCAATAATATCATAGTCAATATCTGATAAATCATAAATTGTACCCATTCTTAATTCTCTTAATGCCATTCTCATAAAATACCTCCGTATAAATCTTTTTATCTATTAATATAGCAAGAAGACTCCCACCTCTATAGGTGGGGGATGAATTGCACCTATAGCACACATAATCCTTTCCTAAATATATAAGGCTTAACTAAATTAGTTTTAACTGGTTTAGTTAATTCTACTAATCTAATATAATCGCCCTTGTTTTGTATACCTTTAACAGTATATTTTTCCCCTTGGTATATAACAATATCCTTAGGCTGATAAGAATATCTTTGCTTACGGATACTTCTTCTTCCACTTGACTTTTTAGTTCCACGATACTTACGAAGGTTTTCTTCGTTTGAGTTTTTGTTTCGTGTTCGTCTACCACAGAAAAGTTCTTGCCCTGTTTTAGTAGAATTATCTCTTATGTCAGTGTATTTTGCATCGTAGAACTTCTCAAGTGAACGATTATTTCTTCTTATTTGTTCAAAGTATATAGGTTCTATTCTTTCTTGGTTATTACCACCTGCTATGCAAAATGCATCGTTATAATGTGTTTTTTCCAAACCAAGACTTACTCTTTTGGATTTTGTAATATAACCGTAAGTGTAGTCACACATCAGCGCATTGACCAATTTCCATCTTATAGTAGACATAAATGTTGCGTCTTTTAATGGTTTTTGAACAGGCTTCATCCCATACAATTTACCTCCCTCTTTATGATTATTAGGATTGTGGCATTTGGTGCATAATGTTATTAGATTGCCTGGTCTATCTGTTCTATCTTGTTTCCAATAGCCTATATGATGTACCTCAAGTATGGTGTTTTTCTTGCCACATAGTTGGCAAGTGTAATTATCCCTATACAGAACGTATTCTCTTACATTCCAAAAATCTTGTTGTTCACCTTGTTGATAACCTTTACCAACTACGTTTGGGTTTTTAAGTTTATGAGTATCAAAATTTGCCACTTCTACAACTATGTTAGCTATAGGCAATATCTTTTTAAGATAATTAATAAACCTAACATGAGAATCTAACTTGTGTTTAATAGAGGGCGCTAACCAACCCTCTTTTTTAGAAGATACTCTATTGTTAAACTTAGGTTTTCTATATCTAAGCCTATTGCGTCTAATTCTACGATACATCCTTCTTTTCTTGATAAGTTCAGATATATCGTTTCTTAGTTTAACTTCACCAGATATAAGTTCCTTCTTTTCAGTTATAGCTGAAAAACCTATATGGTTATACCCACTATCTATACCAAGTGTAATATCTTGTGTATAGGTAGTAGTATCATATAAAAGCTGAATAGTAAAAGGTTTAACTTTAACTACTTTAGCAAGTCCTTGCTTAAGTAGTCTTCTAACTTTACCATGCCTTTTGGTAGGCATTAAAGATTTTCCATCAATTGATATTACATATACCATTTTAAACCTCCTTTAAAGGTAAGTCAGGCTAAAAAGCCTGTAAGTCCACTTCGCCAATGTTACAGTAGGTTTTAATGACAACAGCACTTCTCCTACCCCTCAGAGATGTTTAACCATTGTCCGCAGAGCATGGAACTTGTGGAGCATTCCATGGTGCCTATGTATTCTACTGTAACGTAGCCCCGTAACCTTTCGGTCGTGGCTGAGGCTAATCAACCAAGCTTGTTTTTCTACAAGCCCCCACCTCTATAGGCGGTGGGTAGTTGACTTAATACATACACCAAGTGAACTAGTTCTTTTATTTGTCCACTAAATCTGTTCCAATAATTCTTAAATAATTTTTCAGTAAATTATAAGTTTCAGTTTCTTTCTTGTTGTTATTTCTTACATACTCA